AACCATATTCTTCATTTATATTTTCTTTAAAAATAGAAAACCAATCTGGTTCTTTTTCAGGTTTACATACTAATCCTCCTATTCCTTCAGAAATAATACCTTTTGTAGATAATATTTGAATTGCTGAGTTAAATGAAGTAAATTTATTAACTAAATTAGGAAATTGAGTTAAAGTAGATTTCATGAAAAAATCTTTATTACCTTTTCCTTCTTTAATTAAATTATATTGTTCTTGTAGTGTTTTCATTTATGATTAATTGTTTTTATTTTTTGTTAAATCTTCATATAAATCAACTAATTTAATGGATTCATCAATTTTAACTCCCATACTTTTTAGTTCTTTTTTTACTTTCATAATCTCGTCAGTAAAATCGCTTATATCCGCAGCTATAGCGTCTATAATGCCGGGCTCAGATTTTCCTGCATCTAGCAGTGATCTGATTTCTAATTCAAGATTAGCAATTTTAATTTTTAAATCTTTTATTTTACGAGAATTATTCATGATTATAAATATTGAATTATCTTAATGGTTTTCTAATTATTGGAAGTTTTTTCTTTCCATTAAATGCTTTTGGTGTAGCATATTGTTCTCCAACTCCTGGAGTGAAAGAAGCTCCACCCCCAGTAGAAGATATTTCTTTTACTATTTCTAATTCTTTAATACATTTGTCTAATATGAATCCAAGTTTAGATGATGCTCCACCTCTCATGTCTAAAAATTCATCTTTAATAACTCCTTCTTTAGCTAATAAATCTGCTAATTTCATAGGAGATAATACTTCTTTTAAATTTTTATCTCTTAATGCAGCCACTGCATCTCCATTCTCTTGAAGTTTTTTCTTTACTATTTCTTTTAATTGATCACGTTTCATTTATTAACTACTTTTAATTCGTTTAATAAATCATAATATTGTAATAAATTTACTATATCATCACTTTTAATAGAAGAAGTTTTATCAATTTCTTTTAATAATTTAACCACTTCATTTAACTTAATACTAACAGATTTATCTTTAACTTTTTTATTTAATTCTACAATTTCAGTTTTTAATTCAAAAATATTTTGATTGTAAAATTCTTTTAATTTTGGAGTAGAATCTATAGAATTAATATATTCTTTTAAAATATTTTTTTGTCTATCACTTAAATTTTTATACTTGTTATTGAATTTTTCTAGTAATATTTTATATGTTAATATTCTAGTATCTTTATCATAATCATTAAATTCATCAAGTACTGTTGGCTTTGGGACTTCTTTATTAATTTTTGAAGAAGTTAAAGATTCTAATAAAGTAATTTTATTATTAAATACTTGTTCAGTATCTATATTTTCTTTAGAATTTTTACTTTCTATAAGAATAAAAAATGCAGCTTGGAATTTATAATTTGGTAATTTAGTTTTAAATAATTCATCTAAATTATAATGTTCTTTTAATTCTTTTATAAGATTATATTTTTGTTTTCTTAATGAAGTTTTATTTAATTTAGTTGAAGCTTCCAATAAAGTATTTATAAGTATTTCTGCTTTTGATTCTGAAAGGTTTTTATTTTTAAATAAAGTTTCATATAATCTATATTCTTTACTAAGTTCAGTTTTAGTAAAATACTTTTTAATAATAGGCAATGCTGAGGAATCTTTTCCAGATAAAGTATCAGATGTTACTTGGCGTATTAGAATTTCAAATAATATTCCAGTATTACGGTACTTAGAATGTGCGATTTTCATCAAATGTATTTTTTATAAATATATGTAAATTTTTAATCAATTAATTGATCTTCATCTAAAAGTGATTCTTTGTTTTTATCATTTTTAGTAAATATTTTTTTATTAGATAAATTTTCTAACAATGTTTTATTTTTTAAATATTCTGTTTTAGTATTATCGGTTGAAATTTCTTTTACACTTTTATCTATACCAGGTTGATCATCTACTTTCATGTCTTTTCTACCTAATCTATCTCTTCCTAAAGGATCTTCTTGAGTATTTATTTTAGATACTTTCTTTTTAGGTCTTCCTAGTGGTGTATCTTCATTATATCCCAAAGGTACATCTTTAGAATTAGATTGATATCTACCTTGACCATATAATGTTGCTAAATCATGAGGAGTTCCATATGATGCACCACTTTCTAATGGATCATTACCTTCATCTTCAATTTGTTTATATCTAAAATTACGTTTTTTATCATAAACTATTAAATCCCTATATTCATCATATTGGTCTTGACTAAATTGGAATATATAATCATATATAAAATCTGAGGGTAGTAAGTTAGCTTCAAGCATATTTTTAGCTAATTCAACTTTTTCTTTCATTAATGCTATTCTTTCTTGTTCATAAATTATAGAAGGAGTAGTTAATGATAGTTCAAAATTAACTAAATTTTCATCTTTATATCCTTGAGAATATAAATGTATTAATGCTATTTTATATAACTCAGATAAAATAATCTTTTGAATACGTTCTATGGTACGAGCAAATCTTATATCTTCAGCAGCTAATGTAGCTTTACCTTGCAATTTATCATCATATCCTAAAAAAGCTTTAGGTATTTTAAGTGCAGCAAATAATTTATCTCTTAAATAAGTAACGTCTGTGATTCCGTCATAATCTAATCCTTTAGTAACATCTATTTTAGTAGAGGAATCATTTCCTCTTACTGGGATGTAAAAATCTTCCATCATGTTTTGAAGGTTAAATTTCATATTGTATTGACCAGTATTTGGATCTATATAAGGGGTGCGTTTCATTTTGGAAATTGTTTTTTCCATAAATGCATCTACTTCATTTGGAGGAATCCCACCTACATTCATATAAAATACTCGTTTTTCAGGAGCTCTAACTATACGATGAACTAACATAGCATCTTCCATCATAGTTAATTGTTTAAAGAGCTTTCTTCCTGGTTCTAGGTAAGAACGTCCATATGGTAAGTAATTTACATCTGCTAATAATCTAAAATGAGCTATTTCATAATTATCAAAATATACACCTACATCTGATTTTGCCGTTAATAATCCAAAACTATTTTGAGTTTCAGACCCAATACCATTTGGATCAAATCTAAATCTAACTGAACTCATTGATTTTGGGTCATATCCTTCTTCTCTTGCTATATTATATGCTGTATAAGGGATAACATTATATACCCCCAATCCTTCAGCAATTTCTAGTTTTAAAAAGAAATCACCATATTTACACATATTTCTAACCCATGACCAAAGATTAAATTCTACATTTAATATATCATAAAATAAATTATATAGTATTTTTTGAATATTTTCATCTGTACTTTTTATTTGGAGCATTTCACCCATATCATTTTTTAAAGTACTTTCATCTGATAATATATCTAATGCTGAAGCACATATAGCATCGGTATCCATAGCTTCATAGTCATTATATAATTGGGTTCTCATTAATGGATAATTCATAGCAGGATTATAAACTGGGGAATTTCCAGTTACATATAATCTACTATATCTATCATATAATGAATTGGTTAAAATATCTCCAGATTGTTGGATTTGGTTGGTATCAATAACTTTTAATTCATTACCACCAATGTTGCGTATAACAACATCTGTAGAAAATAATCTTCTTAATCTTGAGAATAAACTTTTATCTGCCATTTTAAAATATTGTGATTTATAATATATTAATAAATATTAAAAAAGCCACCTTAAATCTTCATTATTTCCATTAACATCAAATTTATATGGGTTATCAGATTTTGAAGGACTATAAACTCCATTATATGATGTTTTAGTAGTTTTAAAGCTGTCTAAAGCTGCACGAGTTAAATCTAAGTTTTGTTGTTTAAATCTAAGAGCAGTATCTCTAACATATAATCCTACTCCAAAACTCATTATTAAATCATCATTATATCCTTGTTGAGCTTCAGATCTTCCATTTTTCCAAATAAAAGTTTTCATTTCTTCTAATAAACGTTTACTTTGAATAATAACACTTTTTTCAGAAAAATATTCAGTCATTTTAGATATTACCATAGGTCTAGTTTTTAAAGACATAGTAAATCCAGGAACAAAATTATTAGGGTTATCATATTTATCCAAATATGATTCTAAATTCATTGCTTCACTTTTAGGAGAATAATAGAAATTTTTATATCCTCTATCTAATATAGTTTGTATTGTTGCCCACCCTATACTAGCATTTTCTACTACAAGTAATGCTTCATTATATTCTGAGGCTATACCCACTAATAAATGTCCAAAATCTGTAGTATTTAGTTGTCCTTTATATTCTCCAACTTGAATATTGTTTTGTATATCCATTATATGAAAAGCAGAATAATCTTTTCCATCACCTCTAGCTACGTCTGCTATAACCATATAATTTTTATTATAATCAACAGATTCCCAAATCCATAAATTTTTATCTACTCCTCTACGTTCAATTGGTTCTTTTAGATATGTTTTTTCATAAAATTCAATATGTTCTGGAGAGAATACAGTATCTCCTGATGATATGAAGTCACATTCATATTCTTGAGCAACTAATTTTGGTGACATGTTGTTGGTTTCTTTTTCAAACCATTCTTTATTTCTTTCAGGATGAACATACCATGGTAATTTAATGGGTAAAAAGTCATTATTATCTGCTTCAGATCTAGCCCATGTTTGATGAAACCAATTACCAACACCATTAGGAGAACTTAAAATTAAACAACCTCCTCCAGCTGAAATTGTGGGTTTGATACTTGTGTATATATCCTCAATATTGTCTATAAATGCTGCTTCATCTACTATTAATAGTGATACTGCTTCAGATCTACCTGCATCACTAGCTGCAGAAACTGCTTTTATTTGTGAACCATTCGATAATCTTAAAGATAATCTATTATTTTCTTCTACACCTATTTTAAGCCATGTTGGTAATTGTTCAAACATAAATCGAACTTTAGTTACCATATTTTTTGCTGTTTCGGATTTAGTAGCAACACATAATATGTTTTTATCTTTATGAAATAACATTAACCAAAGTGAATAACCAGCGGCTAATGTTGATATACCTAACTGTCTTGATTTTAATACAATATTATATTGATTATGTTGCCAAAGATTTAATACTTTAGATTGAAAAGGATATAAATTAAATAAAACTCTACCTCTTTGGGGATGTTGTACATAACAATATTTGTTCATAAAATGAGAAGGATCTTTAATACATTTAACATATTCTTCTCTTATTATTTGTTTAAAGTCTACTTTTTCAGACATATATTAGTATATAATTACGTATATACATATATGAAAAATAAAAAAAAGCACCTAATAAGGTGCTTAATTAAATAAATTAAAAAGTAATTTTAAGAATTTAATAATCTTTTAAATCTATCATTTAAAGATTCTGTTATTGGACGACCTGTAAATGATGTTTTTGAAGAATTATTTTCTCCAACTGTGATACTTCCTCCAGTTTTTAATTTTTTTTCAGCATCTGTTTTGGTTTGGGGATTCAATGTGTTATAGTCTGGATCTTTTTTGAGGTCATCAATAGATTTATTACCAGCATATGTTCCAGCTTCTTCTATATCTACTTTACTAAAAGTTCCCCATTGGTATTTTCCAGTTATACCATCATCAAACTTTATAGTTGCTATTTCATCATCAAAATCAGAAATTATTCCTTCTTCACCTCGTTTGCTATAAGGATCTGTGTCTAAAAATGGATCTATTTTAACAATATCTCCTTTATTAAAATCCATTTCATTTTCATTTAATTCATTATCTTGAATAGTATCTAATAAATTAGTTATTTCATCAGGTAATTCAGCCCATTTCCATCCAATATATTTTAAATAGTCATCTGGGTCTTTAACAACTGTAGAAATTAAATCTTCTCGTTGTTCATGGGATAAAGAATCCCATTTTGAAGACATATTTTCTTTAATTTTATTTAATTCTTCACGAATTATTTCTTTGATTTGATTTTTAATATTTTTCATTTAATATATTGTTTTAATATAAATATTAAAAACCTAAGTAAAATTTAATTTGTTTAATTCTTTCTTCAGTAGTACCAGAGATAATACCAAAATTTTTAATATTATGAAGATTACTATTAATAATATTTTTAATAGTAAAATCAATTAAATCACGATATTCAGCATTAGTTTCTCTAACTCCATTATCTTCAATCTTAATACCAATAGGAGAAACATAAAATATATAATCATAATCCCAAATAAATGGAGAAGCATATTCAATAAATGATTTTTTATTATAATCATTAATTGATTTAGCACATTTGGTAAATGCCATAACATCAATTACTGTTCTATCAGTAATAGTATTTTCTCTTATTAATTCAGAACAACGCTCAGCTAAAAATATAGTTTGACCTTTTAAAGTACTATCAGTATTCAAAGGAATACCTAAATCTCTCAAATATTTTGAACGTTCTGTACTAAAATTATATCCATTAAATTCGGGTAATTCTTTTAATGAATTAACTAAAGTAGTTTTACCTACTGAAACTGTACCACAAAAACCTATTTTCATATAAATTAATTTTTATTCGATTATAAATATTTAAGAATTTTGAAGAATCGAAGAAGCCACATAAATACCATGAGCCCCACTAACACTAATACCTCTTGCACTTAGGGCGTCTCCAACAAAGTGCACATTTGGATATTTAGTTAATGACAAATCGTTGTAATTTACAAGAGGCTCTGGTGAGAGATATTTTACCTCCGGTATATAGATTCCAAAGTCATCACCAAACTCAAATACTTCATTCATTTGTTCAATAAAAGTATCAATGTATGTAGCATATTGTCCTAGTACTTCATAAAATACTTCTAAACTAGACATTTGATATGCTGATACAGTATTACCTTCTGATGTTATACCTGGTGTACGTGTTTTATTTGGTGAATAATATAATCCTTTTCCATCCACCTGTAGTTTATTTACTACTTCTCTACACCACTCAAATGGATCTTCAATACCTTTAATCTCCATTAAAATACCAAAATTAGTCATATCATTTCTAAATTCTTCACCTTTTTTAGCATGACCATTATAACTAATATCCCCATATGTTTCTTCAACAGCTACATAAGCAGCATTATTATTTGTACAAAATGATCTTAAAGATACTTTATCATTTGGTTTTTGATATAATTTGAAATCATAGCTAATATCAATTAATTTTTGGAAGTATTTTTGTGGGCTTTCAAATCTACAGCCTATTTGGACCGACTTTTGCTCGGTAGGTAAATTATATTTTTGAGCTAATTTAGCTGAAAAGTCTATTCCTGCTTTACCTGTGCCTACTATGCAAGTGTCAAATTTAATTTTTCTCATGTTTTATCCAATTTTTATATTTTAAAATTTATAAAGCGTAAGGTTTTCCAATAGGAAATCTATCATCAATGTTATTTTTATCTAAAACATCAGCTATCCATAACCACTTTTTTTTATCATATTTGGGGTCAATAGTATTTCGAGTTAAATATATACTATTTTTTCTAGGTTGTCTTCTTTGCCCATAACCAACATCAAAAGGGGTTATTTTTATTGGAAATTTATCACCAACCAATGAATATCCAGCTTGGGTTAAGATAGGAATAACTTTTAGATATTCTTCTCTATTTCTTATCTTAATGAATCCATTAGTTTCAAGAAAGGTAATAATATCTTGAGATAGATTTTCTTTTAAAATATTATTAATTTCTTCTTTAATAATTTGTTGTAATTTTAATTTTTTCATATTTATGTTTTATTATAAGTATTTAATCTTTTAATATTATCTCACCAGTTTCAAAATCAATATCCTCAACTTCAGTTTCCCATTCAAACTTAACACCTTTATCTAACAAATATTGATACCATGCTTTAGCAATCTCT